CTATACAGCGCCCAAGCTTCGCTTAGCACAGCGCTTCCAGCTAATTCGCCCCCCGCAGGCGTTATTACACCTGTTATTTGGGAACCAACCTACGCATTGGCAGGTGGGACCGAGATTTGGATAGCCATCGGCGCTCCCACCAATTTTGGCGGGGCTGATGTTTATGTCTCAACAGACAACAGCAATTACATCAATATTGGTAGGTTTAACGGCAACTCACGTGTTGGCACGTTAACTGCTACAATCCCCTCGGTTACCCAATCAGTTTTTGGCATTACGACGCTTGACACAACAAACACCCTATCCGTGGATATGTCGCCTACAGGGGCGCAATTGCTGTCTGGGACGTCAAACGACGCTCAGGTGGGTAATACCCTATGTTATGTTGGCGGCGAGTATATATCTTACGAAACCGCCACCCTAACCAGCGGAGACGCCTATAACCTTACGTACTTGGTTCGCGGAATGTATGACTCGGTGCCACAAACCAATACCCCTGGCACCCCGATCGTTCGTTTAAGCGTTGGTACATATTTCACCTACACGCTCACTGCTGACCGTATTGGGCAGGTACTATACTTTAAGATACTTCCGTTTAATCAATACGGGGCTGGTGAACCTGATATTTCAGCGGTGTCTCCGGTTGTGTATACTGTGGTTGGCACAGCGCTTGCTGAAGTGTTGGCCCCGCCGACCAACCTTACCACCAGTTATATTGGCTCGTTTACCTATCTAAGCTGGACCGAAATCAAAGATTGGCGTGCCCCAGTATATGAAATCCGTAAGGGTGCATCGTGGGCTACTGCTCTAAAATTAGCCACGGTGGCTCATCCGCCCTTCCTTGTTTCTGGTAACGATACTTACTGGGTGGCAGCAGTAGTCACGCCAGATCCCGCATTAACAGTATACTCGTCTTATGTGGACCTGTCTATTCAAAGTTCAGTGCTGGCACCGAATGTTGCAGCAGCCTGGGATGAACTAGGCACAGGCTGGACTGGCACGCTCACGGGTGGCGCGGTACTAACTGCAGGAACCATTAGCACAAGTGGTGGCGTAACCTCTCAAGTTGGTGGCGTTTATACCATACCAACCTCTCACATCGTTAATGTAGGCCGGGTATGCACCTGTAATGTAATCATCAACTGGTCGGCATCAAGCTTCCCTACCTCCCAAAACCTGATTGGTTTGGCAAGCTTCCTTACTGTCACTGATTTCCTCGGTGGTGCGTCGTCTTATGCTGCCCTGGTTTACCCGGAAATAAACATCAGCCAAGATGGCACCACTTGGGCGGGGTGGCAAAAATACACCCCAGGTGCATATACTGGCATGGCATTTAACCTGCGAATGCAAGTACAAACATCTGACCCTGGAACTATTGCCCTATTAACGGCATTTAACTTCGCTATCGCTCCTCCTGGTCGAAATGACCACTACATCGGGTTGTCCGTGCCGACAGGTGGCTTGACCATAACGTACACTCCAGACGGCAGCAGCACTGCGGCTCCTTTCATTGGTGGCCCTGGGACGTCAACCGTTCCTTCGGTCCAGGGAACTATACTTAGTTCCACCAGCGGCGACACTCTGATAATATCAGCAATGACGGTAAGCGGATGCCACATTGTTGTGCAAAACGCGGGTACGGCAGTTGCACGTACTGTAAACCTCTTGGTTGAAGGATACTAATCATGGCTGGCGTTCTATCTTTACCGGTATCCGGCGTTATTACCGGGGTTCAAGAACAGAATTACATTAATAGTGCTATTGCAGCCTTGGCTGCCATGAGTCAGGGTTCCTCGGCCCCCACCACCACTTCTACTGGTCTGACTTCAACTGCTGGCGTATGGTGGCACAACACTTCAAATGGCAATATTTATGTTAGAAATCAGGCAGACAACGCGTGGATTTTGATCGGCACGCTTACAGAAACCGGCACAGGCGGGACGTTTGCTCCAGCTGGCGTTACCTTTAACTCTGCGGCTATTATATCCGCCCTCGGATATACACCAATAGCGTCAACCACGTGTGGTGCTTTGGCGGGGGTAACAGCAGTATCAGCGGCGGTGACCCTCTCTAGTTCGAGTAATAATACATTGGTGAACTGTGGCGGGACTGGTTCTTATACGGTAACCCTTCCATCTGTTCCATCTGTCGGCACCACGATTGAATTTGCTTGTCTCACTGCTGCGAATAGTGTCACGTTGGCGGGTAACATTAATGGTAATGCCGCGACTAGCATTCTTTGGTCAGATAGCACTAGTGGCGCAGCCGCTAGGTTTGTTTCGAACGGATCAACATGGCTGCAGGTGCTATTAATAATTACATCTTCTGGTAGTGGTAGTGTTGGGGGTGGTGGTTAATATTAAGTTTGCTGAAATATCCAATGGGAGTAACCAATGATGTTTGATCCTGTGGCTAACTTTAACCTTGCAGTCAAGCTTACCTTGTTTATTGAAGGTCCGATGTCGGATGACAAGGTTAATGATGTAAATGGTGGATTGACTAAGTACGGTATATCCCAAGTACAAAACCCCGACATCGACGTGGCCAACCTTACCGAAAGCGAAGCTATCGCTTTCTACAAAACGAGATACTGGGATGCAAACAGCTGTGGTGACTTGCCCTGGCCGGTGTGCTACGTCTTGTTTGATATTGACGTAAACAACGGCGACATGATTTCGGCTAAGTTGATGCAGCGGTCCCTAAAAATCGTCGATGATGGAGTTGTGGGACCAAACACAAAAAAGGCCGTGATGTATTCAAATTTCGTGTCCCTTGCCCTGCGCACGCTGGCAAAGCGCGGCGTATACTACACTGAATTGGGCAACTGGGAAGGAAATGCTGAGGGGTGGATGTTTAGAAACGTAAGCGTTGCATTTAATTGCTCGCTCGTGCCACAGACCACCCCTTAACAAATCGAACCGAAGAACGTCGCAGCTTCGGGGGTCAATAGCGGCAAAAATCGTCAACCAAGGAGTATAGACGATGGACTTTTCAAAAGCGTTTACTGAGTGGAAGGGCCAGTCAACCACTGGAACTGGTGCGGCAATCATTGCCGGGGTGATCACTGGCTTTCAATCCGGTGCCATGGATTGGCAGCATGCCATCGCTGGTCTTGTGGTGGGGGCTATCCTGCTTGCTTGGCCCCAGCGCTCTTCGGCCCCTGCAGTAGCAAGCGCTGCCGGGACAGTGACCACGGATCTTGAACAAATGTTTGCGGTATATCGGGCTGGGTTGCTTCATGGCGCATCGGTGAAGCAAGCAGCGTTCGGTGCTCTGACAGACACATCAGCAGTCGGGGCGGTATCAGATCTCACCAAACTGGCTACTGCCCTCGCACCCGTCTCCGTGGCGTCCGGATCGGCTCCGGCCTCAGCCGATACTGGCACCGCTACCCAGGCTGCACCGGGGCCGTCCGCCCTCGGGACGGCCATCGCTGGGGTGGCTGCAGGGCTACTGCTACTAGTGGTGGCTACTGTCATCACAGCATGCAGTGCAACCACGGGTCAACCGCTTGTCTCGACTGCTTCGTTGCAAGCCGAAGCCCAACGTCTGGCCTATATCAACCAAATCTCGTGTTCAGCAGCTGCAACTGCTCAACCCATTCTGGTTGATTTGGTGTCAACTGGTGCTGTCGTTGCGTTCCCCGGTGATGCTGCCGGGGTGGCTGCTGCGGTGGCTGGTGACAACGCCCTGCATGCCAAGCTGCAGGCACTATGCCCCATGGGTACCCAATTGTTGCAGAGCTTTGCGACCGCAACTCCCACCGTCGCGGCCACGTCTCCTCCCTCGGCCCCGGCTGCTGTAACGAAATAACAGCAAAACTAATGGGGGCTGTCGTAAGATAGCCCCCACTTTTTTGAGGAAAATCCAATGCAATATGATCAACATACACTTGAGTTGGCACCAGAATGTGCCATGTGCTATGTGGATGCTATTAAGCCAGTTTGGCAAAATGCAGAAAACACTTGCCATCTATTTAAGTTCTCTACTGGTGAATACATCGACTATACATTCGCTGGGACCGAGGACATCGAAGAGTGGCTGGTTGATTTTTATGCGGTCCAGGAAGATGTACATGACCACCCCGACTTTGGCCCGGTTCATAAGGGTCTTTGGGATAACACCAAAGACGCAATTCAGTTTATGCTATCGGACGTTCAAGGACAAGGGTGGCCAAAAGTGCGTTGCGGTGGGCATTCCAAAGGGGGTGGCAACGCGCGACTTGCTGCTGCTGCTTTTCGGTCCCTTGGCCGACCCTTCGCCGCACTTCGACTGTTTGAACCCCCAATGGTTGGCACAAAGGCTCTCAGCTTTCTTCTCTCGGACACTGACGTGGCGTGGACACAGAGTTACAACGCCAGCGGAAAAGACGTTGTAACCGAAGTTCCGTTTTGGGGTGAATTTGAGCAATCCGGCGTGCTTATCTCGCTCCAGGTGCCGGATGATGCTGATGTTGCCACCAAGCATAAAATCCCAGCCCTGCTTACTTCTCTTGGCTTGCCGCCCATCGCTGGCGATTAACCCTAATCAAGGAACTAAAAATGGATGACAGACAGCGCAATCTATTCGAAAATGAACCTGACGCGCGGCAAGGTGGTGACATTGTGCCCAGTAGGTTTCGTCACCGGTATCGACAACTAAGTGCCGAAGAAATCCTCCTCCACGACGCCATCAAAGAACAGGCGGTCGTCATGGAGGGGCTTTATAACAAGGTGAAGTCTGGCCGCTATCGTTCCTTAGGCTTCACTGCTCTCGAAGAGTCCGTCATGTGGGCTATCAAAGAGCTTACCAGCTAACCCTACCTGTTACAGGACCAGTGCAAGGTAGAGTCGAAGGAAATCGACTCTACCTTGCACTGTTAACGCTTTGTGGCGGAAAATTATGCTAACCGAATTAAGAGTTCTTCGGCTCCGTAGACGGCCTTTGAATTACAGGACTCACAGGTGTAGCCGCAAGCGTCAGGCTCACATCCGTCCTGATCCTCGCCACATGCAACACAGATGCCAATATTGTCCAGACCGAAGTTGTTCGCCAGGACGGCCTCCATTACTCGGTCAAGAGTGACCGCCGGATGGGGCTTGCTGATGTTATACTGTACCATTAACGTGTCTCCACCGGTAGCGCCATAATCATATCGTTAATCCAGATATCCAGGTCCCTGATAGCATTGTCGATTTCGCCACGCTTGTATTTCTTGTGGCTGATGCCGGTGGCCGCGTTGAGCATCTTTGTGATAGTCATTCCCCGAAATGGCACCACGCGACAGGCTTTATAAAGCTTTATCGCGCCTCGCAGCGTTTTAGCAGATGCGAGGCGGGTGGCGTCTGGCCCCACATATGCTGAAATACCGCCTGTCTCGTCTTTAACCAGATAGCTCTCAGTCATGATATCTCCTTTGTCTACTCTTTAGTATACCACAGAGCCGAGGGGTCCACCAGTATACTTTAGTCATCCTGTTTTAACCGTGGCCGGTTATCAACCAGATACTCAACCAATTCTAGTTTTTTCTGGTAGGCATGGATGACATGGCTCTCGATAGGAGAGGATGAAAAGTCGTTATATAATACTGCGTTCTTTTGCCCATATCTGTGTGGCCGGTCCTCAGACTGCATGCGATCGTTAAGATTAAAGTTGTTTTCGTAATAGCAAACAGTATGACATGGATTAAGGTCCGGATCACCCAATAAGGTATGTCCCTCTTTACCAGCGCTCAACTGAAGCACCATTACTTGCGGGCCATCAGCACTATTAAATTCGTCTTTCTGCCTGTTGATTTCCTCGGGTTTCATGCCACCAACGATATACGCGGGTTTTACACCTGTCTGCTCAAACATAGTGTTTATCAATTCACCGCAAGTCGGCTTGAAGTGAGCAAATACCAAAGTCTTGCTGGTGCTTCCGTTTCCATCTATAACGTCCATCAGCGCCTGAAACTTGGGCAGTTTCTTAGTCTCGATGAGGCGGTGCACTGCGCCGTGGTCGTAGATGAAACCAGAAGAAATCTGTTGCAGCTTAAGATACTGACCAACAACCGCGCCCGATGTAACCACCGTGTCATCATTTACCATTACTACAAATTCTTCTAGCATAGTTTGATAATGTTCGCGGAGAACGGTCGGCATAGGAATTTTAATGGGGTCGCGATACAACTTCTCGGGCAAATCAGCCCACTCTTTCTTGGTAGCCCTAAATCCGCAAGATGCTATGATCTCGCGCAGTTCCTCTTCATTCTTTACCCCGACCGTCTTCATCTTGCCTTTGAATGAAGGAACTATAACACCATACCTTTTATTAAATGCTACTGCGTTTGAACCATTAAGCGCACCCGCGAACCGAAGTTGAGGCCAGAAGTCAATAACTGTATTAGTCATTGGGGTGCCGGATAAGCAACGTTTAATGATAGCCTCTTTACCGTAATTACCCAAAATGCGACTCGTGATGGCGCTACTGTGGTTTTTAATCCGGTGGCTCTCATCCAGCACCAGCATGCAGCGGCGCGTTTTTAGTAATTCTTCAAGATAGTCACCACCAGATGACAGTAGTGCCTCATAATTAAACACATGAGCATTACCCTTAAATTTTATCTTGGGCTTGATCCAGGCGGCTTCGCCGTCCCACATGCGAAATTCAGCACCCGACTGCCAGCTTTTGGCTTCAGCGACCCAGTTGCCCTTTAAGCTGTTGGGGCACACTACCACCAGATCGGTGACGACGCCCCCTTCTGAAAGCCGGGTAAAGTCTTCCAGGGCCACAGCTGTCTTGCCTAGGCCCTGTTCCATAAACCAATTGTATCCCTTACGCCCTTCGGCCATCTCAAGGGCTACCCGCTGAACTTCGAAGGGGCTACCCTTGAGATGCCACATATATCAAGACTCCGGGTTGGCGATGATGAAAGAGTTTCCGCGTGAGGCGCTGATTAGAGCACTATCAATATCACCCCATTGCATCCTGTGGACTTCATGGCTGTTGACGGTTATTGGCAATAGCCTACCCCATGCCTTGCTCAGCCGCTCATATACCTGACGAGCAGGGCATATAATATTTGCTCCGTAAAAGCTTCCAATGGTACCATTACCCATCTGCTTCTCGGTGGCAAGGAACATTGTCTCATCCATAATATCAGCAAACTTAACGATTAGCTTCATTTCATGAACCTTCCGTACCTCTAAGTGGTCCTGATTTGGCCAATCTCCGAATGCTCCTTTCATATACTGCTCTTCTACGACCTTAAGGGCAGGTCCGATACCCGACGCACGCTTTGCAGGACCCATAATATCACCGACGCCCCCCTCTGGCAAGTCGTGCACCAATGCCATCTTAAGCAATTCTCCTCGGTCCCCCTTCCAACCAATCAGGTCTGCCGTTTGGGCAGCATAGATGGCAACATAATACATATGTTCAGCGACGGACTGCTCGCGGACGCGGCGGATGATGCCCCAGCGCTGCACGAACGACATTTCACGATATTCACGTTCAAACATTGACGGTCCTTTCTAATTTTGCCGACGGATTATGCAGCGCGGCCAGAGGCTCCACCGGCTTGATTGGTTGCACAGTCTGAAGGGCCGAGATGATGAAACCAAGGGCGAAGTTAGCAACGTCAGCCGCTTCCAGGATCATTTCAATCTTGGATCCCCGCTCTGCTGCTTCCTCAAGCTCGTCAACCTCTTTTCTGAGAAGCCCCAGCAGCACGGCTGGTGGCACGTCGCCAAGAAAACCCTTCTTAGCGTTGAGGCGCAGCTTATATCGCTGCGCCTCCGTCATCATGCGCAAGAATTCATCATACTCGCTGTAATGACCAGTGGTGCTCATTTGCTTGCCTCATAACACGGGAATTTTGCAACGGTGTTCTCACCCCACTCGTTTACCTTCGGCCCCCATGACCACAACGTATCCGGATTAATACCGGTTTCCTGGTGGATCAGGCCCATTCGGTTGCGAAGGATATTGAGGTACTTCTCATCCTTCAGGTAGTTGATGAAGGTGGTGAGAACGATAGTTGGGTTATTAAGGCGCAGTGCCTCTAGGTATTGCATACGTGACCAAGCCGAGATGCGGCGGACACGCTGGGTAACCGTGGTGCGCTCTGGCTCTACTCCAGGCAGGTCATCCCACTGCATTTCCTGGCTGTCGGGATAAAACGGGCCACTATCACCAATACGTTCGCCAGTGTCGGGATGGTAAACATGGCCAACGCGGATTGGGAAGGTTCGCTGAACCATCATTACCTCGCCAAGGAACCGAGGATTAATAGACGCGTCAGCGATGCCCTGACCAACCCAGCAATCCCGGCCAGTGCAATGTGGGTAGAAGCGCGAGGCATTCAAGCTCAGGCCGGTGCCCTGTGGAATTTCAACCGTTACCGAACCCTTTTTGTGCATATAATGGTTCAGGTCCATGACCTCAACCTTGAGTGGACCATTTGGGTTGATAGAGTCACCCGCAAGAATGCCTGGCCTCCGCATGATCTTAGAGGCTAGGGCTGCACCAACCCCTTTCATCGTTGACCCAAGATGAGTGGTGGCCCCGCTTCCTCGGTTGTTGCCAGACTCCATCATCTTGTGTTCTTCATGAATGATGGCAGCTTTCGGGTGGATGCGGATGCGGGCCATCAGTGCGTTGGCATCCTCGCCTGTCGCACCAGACACGTCATGAATTTCTTTGTATAACAACTTAACGTCGATGATCGACCCTGCGTTAAGGTAAATGATGGACTGGGGTGACATTACCCCAATGGTCGGCAGATGATAGCACACAAACTTGGTGCCGTTTTCCAGGATTGTGGTGTGTCCAGCCTGTGCACCCGCGTTGGTGGTGCTGATGAACTGCCGCCCAGTCTTTGACACCATGTGGTCGTTTCGGGCCACGATAGCAGCGGCAAGGCCCTTGGCCTCACTACCAAATTGACCGCCGACGATGACAGATGCTTTGCCATGATGTACGAAATCACGAATAGACATATATAGTCTCCGAAGTTATGGTTTAAGGTTGTAGTGATGCATGCTCTTTGCGCCGACGCAGATCGGCCAGCATCAACACTGTGTAATTTGCAATGTCGACAAAATTGTCTTCATGCTGACGGTTGCCAGAAGCAAACCGTGCTAGTTTGGTAGCGATGTTTGACATGCAGTGAAATTCAACATCTGTCATGCCCTCGGGGACTTGAATGCCAAGGGACTCCATCACGCCCTTAAACGGGGTGCTATTGTCCTTGATGTCGGCGTAGTTTGCCCCCCGTTCTACTAACACCACATGCATTTCACCAAGGATATCCTCGATGTGCTGAAATAGAGTCTTCGGGATTACCTGCACAGGCTCACTTGCCACTGGAGCAACGGAGGTAACATCGATGACCACCGGACGCCGCGAGGGCCGATTTTGCGTCGTAGACATTTTTGTAGAAACTCCGCTTTTGTGGGTATGTCACCCAGGGTTAATCCAACGTAGATCAGGTCTTCGGTCTTAGTCTTGTACACCACCCACCACGCGGCTGATCCCCCTGCTTTGACGATGCCAAGGATACACTGCTCCTGTAGCTTAGTCAAGGGGTGGGCGAACTTGACAAAGTGATCATCTTTAACTGGCAGCGCATCCAGCTTTTTAACCTCAATAAAATGGGTAGTGTGCGCTCCATATGGTAAAGTCACAGTAAGGTCTGGTATGCCATTGACATACATGTTGGACGACTTGATTCCCCAACCATTGGCTTCACGCACTGCATCAAGGATAGTGCGTTGAATGTCGATTTCTTTGGTCATGTGTGGATGGTTCCATTATATCTATAATCCCACTCATAAGCCAGGAATTTAATGCAGTCCATCTCATCCTGCGTTGGTTTCTTATCCAGACTTCCAGGATATATAATACAATTAACGATTATATATCCGTTATCACGCAAATACTTAGCTGGCGCTTCAGGATCAAGGTCACCGAATTTAAGCTGAATGCGGTCACAAACAGCGTGAGATGCACTTGACATTTTATTCTCCAAACAACATCTTCTCTTGCGGGAAAGTGGCATCAGCCCAGTTGCGACCGATACCGAAATCTGCTACCATTGGAACCTTTAGGTAAACCCCTCGGTCAGGGCCGAAATCAGTCATCAATCGCAAAGCTTCATTCATCTGTTCAATATGATCGTTGTTGGTCCGGTCCGCCTGAAACCCGAGTGCGTCATGCACAGTGTTAAGCATTGCACACTCGTCGCCCCGGCTCTCGAAGTAGTCGTCGATCTCAACCATAGCATACTTAACGATGTCAGCATTCCCACACTGAAGCAGACGATTGATGGCCAAATAGGACTTGTCACTATGTTCAAGTCTGGCCAAACGGCCGAGAAGACTAATCACATACCCCCGCGCTTTCATACGGTTCCCTGCATTCCTCTGTAGGGCCTTTACTTCGGGCATGGCCTCGAAATACTTGTTGTAGATTTCTACACCCCGCTCTCCCAGCATGGCGACAATTTTGCCCTTACCACCACCAGTAATGAGCGTCTGGTTAAGCCTCTTGCCGCTCTCGCGGTCGATGGAGGCTGCTGTAGCGACGGCGGTATGAGCATCCACGGGCGGGCTGGACAGGTATCCGGAGACAAGGACGCGGCTCTCTGAGTAGTGTGCGAGTAGCCTAGGCTCGCACTGGCTCAAGTCGGCGTCCCACCAGTCCAGGCCGTCATCGGGGATAAACATACTGCGGATCAGTTTGGCCTTTTCCTTGTCTCTCTTCGGTACCTGCTGTAGATTGGGCTGAGAAGACGAGAAGCGGCCAGTGACTGTGCCATAGTCATCATTTGCCATTTGGGTAAACGTGGCGTGGACCCGACCATTCCACAAGTGAGTTTCCTTCATGGGCAGCGCGAAAGTATTACGCATGTTCTCCCATTTGCGTAGTGCAAGGATTGGTGCGCCTTCGGGGACCGAAGACAAATATGCCTCATTAAACTGTGGCTGGCCCTGTGGAAAGGTTTTGCTTGGTGCGGTCATTGGCCAGTCGGTGCGCCCAGCCTTCTCCATTAGGCCACGGATTTCTTTTGATGAGTTAATGTTAAACCCATCTGGTAGTACTTTGCGCGCCTCGATGATCCTGGTTTCCAGGATATGTAAAATCTCATCAAGACGGCCCACATCAATCTTGATACCACGCCTGGTCATGCGGTATACTGTGCGGGTAACCCGGCTCTCCAAGCCGCGCATAAATTCTAGGCTATCACCTTCAGCATTAAACGGTCGCGCCAGCGCCTCGATCTGCTTTTCCCACAAGTTCCAGGTTGACACACCATCGCCTGCGGCGTAATCGAAGCCAATGAGATCATGCCCGTCCAGCTTCCAGAAATTGCCTATTTGAGCACGGCGTTCGGGGGGTCCGCCAAACTTACCAGCTAAGTGTTTATAGAGTTCGCTCCCCTGCTTTGCCACTGTGTTTGCACGTTTACATGCGCTATCTAAGCTGTGGGATGCCGCAAATTCATCAAGTAGTGCATCGTTTACTTCGGTATCTTCCATGGTTCCGGAAACTTCAATTCCGTGGGACCACATAAACATAAGGTCGAATTGAAAATGGTGACCCACCCAATGCAGATTTCGCCGCCTTCTAGATATTTCCGCCATAGCCAACTCAAATGGATGGCCCGCCTTATCTGGATGCTGGATAATATTGCCAGATAAGTAATCAAGTCCATGCCTGACTGGTACGTAATAACTATCGTCTGGCCGTTCTCCAAAGGTGAAAACATGGCCGACGATCCTATCAGTCTTCCACGAAAGCCCTGTGGTTTCACAGTCATAAACCACGGAGTCCGTTTCCTCAAGGCGTCGAAGAATGATTTGCGCCTCATCCATTGATCGAATGAGTATCGGGGTGCTATATCCCATGTATCCCTCAAAAACTGATCTATTTCTATTATACTAGCAGGTATCATCTTAGCCCGACATGCGGCGGTATCTGTTAAATAACTCCATGCTCTCAGGCAGCGATGATGTTAGCAGCTGCAGCACCGCCTCACCATACTCTCGCGCTTCGTACTGTGCGTGACCGTGGACGCGCAGAGACAAGAAACCCATGATATTGTGGAGATCTTGCTTCCATAGCCAATGAGTATAGTGATTTAGACTGAGGAAACAGCGTGCCAGTTCATTGGGAATTTCATCAGCGATCGCCATCTTGTACTGGTCATAACCATTCTGGCAGTGACTGTTGAGATTACATGCAAACAGCTTCTGCTCAAGTGTAGGCTCTGAACCAATAACCCTGCCCTGCTTTACACTCTTCGGCTTGGCACCGATTATGCGAATGTCGGGTATATACCATTTCTCGGGCAGGGTCACGTAGCGTGCCGACACTTCGTTAATGGCAGCGGTGCGGTGGCGCACAAACTGACGGGCCACAAAAATCGGCATCTCCATCTCGATCCAGCATTCAATCATCTCGAATGGCGTAGTGTGCCGGTTCTTCATGAGATAATCACAAAGCTTAAGGTCCAGTTCTCTTGCCCTCGGCTCCAGTCCACCATCAAATGACATGCGGGCTGCTAATGCAGGATCGATATCATCTGCATCAAAGTCGCGGTTAGGACGGCGCACCGGGCCTGCCAGATTGGCCAAGCGCACCGATCCATGATCAAGGACCGAGAGAGTGAAACGATCATTCATCGGGAAAGCCCCTATCCTCATCGAATTGACGCTTCACGTAACCAAGCTTGTAGGCCACCCTGTCCAGGATAGACCATTGCTTGGGTGAGAACCGGGTTTCTGCAGCATGCTCTTCGAAGCGCTCTGCCTGATCATCCAGAAATCCGCGCTCCCATTCTGAGGCTTTATTACGGTTAGCAGCAAAAGCATCGAGTAGTCCATCTACCCAGGCTTCCTCGTCGGCATTAAGGGCCATAATCTTGCTCCGGACATTTATGTTGGATGATGCGGGCGTCGTGCTGAGGCTCAGATTGAGCGATTGATGCCCTAATCCTTGCTTCAGCGTGTGCGTAATCGGTATCAACAAGCCGTCCACTGGGTAGTATTGATATGCCCAGTGGACGAATATGTTGAAATTCTGGACCAGTGGATTGCATCCGGCCAGTGGGCGAATACACTTCATCACGCTTGATACGCTTTGATATCGATTTGCGGAGACTGGTGGCGAGAGCATGTGCTTCGATCGCCGTGAGATGGGCAATGATGATCTCGCTCGTTTTCGACCAGGGGTGGCACCCGACCATCTTAACGGTGCCATCGGCCTGTGGGTCGAGACGGATGTTTTGAAACGAGTTACCACGGCTGAGGGATAGGGTAGTCATAGTATATCTCCTTTATGTGGGGTGGTCCCTTTGGCCGAAGAGACTCTACGCTCTTCGGCCCTGGCGGGTTGCCAGTCTGCTGCACTGGCGCTAGATAAAACACCCCTGAGACATCTAGCGCGCGCTCTCGCTCAGTGCTGCGCAGTCAGTTAGTACTTGGCCCCGCCAGCATCGACGGTGCCGTCGATGACGCCTTCTTCCTGAGCGCTCTCAAGGTCCTTGATGTTAAGGCCCATCAGCTTGAAGCTCTCATACAGTCCCTTGTATTGCATGAACTCTTCCTCGTCCTGCACGAAGCCTGCAGCGGTGAAGGAGTAGTTGTAGAAGGTATCACCCGATGGGTTTTGGTCGCGAACGTTGCCCATGGTGAAGTAGCAGCCGAAAGACGGCACCGACATCAGCTTCAGCTTGCCCAAGAACTTGCGGGCAACCCGGATGCCAGAGCGCTGCAGCGTGACGACGCCGATGCCCAGTTCGGGATGATCCGGCAGAGCCACCGCCATGTTATACATGCGGGTTGCGGCAGGCTGGCTGTTCGGGTCTTCGGGATCGGTGCTGCCCCATTCGAGAAGACCAGAAGCCGCGACAGTGGGCTTGGTGCGCCACTTGACGAGTTTCTTGTTGTCCTTGTAGGGCTGCACTTCGAATTCAGCGTTCGGCGGTGTCCAGTTCACGCCATCATCAGCACGGGCAAGGATGCCGCCGCCTTGATGACGCGGACGCCACAAGATGGCGCGCATGTCGATGTAAAGCGGGACGATGCGAAGTTCCTTGCCGAGCGAGACTTCGGCAACGCTGTGCCAATACTCGCCTTGCTTGGCCTCGTCGAACTCTTCGCACTCGGGGGAAACCGCTTGCAGGAGTTTGAGGCGGGGGGTTTCGATGTCGCCCTGACCGAGGTTCTCGGTCCCTTGGCCCCGCATGCCCTGCATGAAGCTCGGGATTGGGGCGGCGACTGCGGTGGTTTTGGTTTCCTTGACGGTGACGGCCTGAGTGGGGGCCTTACGTGCGGGTGCAGCGGTGGTCGGTTTCTGTGCCATTGTAGCTCCTATATGTGAAAGTGGCTCGATTATAGTACCATAGCATCTGCAGGGTGTCAAGCCCTGCAGATTGCTAGATGATGTCCTGACCCTGCTGCTTAAGCAATTGTGCCTGAAGCGGAGCATAGACCGAAGGCAGATCCTTAGCGGGTTGGGTTGTCATACCCAGGATCTGCCAACGCGGATCGCCTTTTGCTTGGTCCCATTGCAGCATAGCCCAAAGCTGCGCATCTTCATCTTTGTCAAAGGGACCAATCAAGTGATAGCCAACGTCCCGCATTACAAGGATATACTGTTTCAACATCGACTTGTCCCTAATTTTGAATGATTGCTGACTTGCGGGGCCGAATAAGATCGGGGTGGTCCCAGCACCAGTCCTCACCCTTGGGCTGAGGGAAGCTGGTAGTCTGACCAATGATCATGGGTTGACCCTGTGGACCCGGCACAACGATCGCCGTGCTGGAGGGAGGACCACTGCGGCATATGATACCCCCATTAGGATCACGTTCCTTAAGGGAGCAGGTGCTGCAAGTGTGCGGCTTTAGGATAACAGGTTCCGACATCTTATTTCGCCTTCACCTTTTTGCGGGTCAGGGTGGTGCTGGGTTTGGTGAAGATCGAGAAGATCTCGTCGGGCAGTTCACGGCCCTCGGCCAACTCAGCCTTCGCAAACGCGCTAAGCGAACTTGCGTTGATGGTTTCCTGGATCATAGCGCCATGGCCATTGTCGCGCAGCCACTTGTAAGCTTTGTCCTTATTCTCTCCGTTAACCGAAGCATACAGCTTCATGACAACGGTCAAACGGTCGCCGTTCATGGTGGTCAGTGTCTGCAACTGCTCACGCTCGAAAGACTCTGGGATCAACACGCCCTGGACCACAGAGATAACGGCCTCAAAGTCCTTGATCTGAAGCGTCAAAATCTCCTGTGCAGTGCGCAGTTTGGAGTAGATTTGAGCCAGATGGGCAGCACGATCACCATGGCCCTTAATCTCGCCCATCGCTTCACGGACAGCGATGTTAAGCTTAATCAGGGCCTTCTCGACGGGTAGCCCCATCTTGTGGATATCGTCTAGCTTGAGGAGGGGCGGCACTGGGACCACTGGGACAGCCTCGGCGGCGTCCACCATGGCGTCCCGACTGGCTCGCCGTGTCTCGGGGGGCTGAGATACCGGGGCTGGTGGAGATGCCACGGACGGGGCCGAGACGAACGCAGCGGGCTTGGTCTTTACAGGTGCTTTGGCCATGTTGGTATCCTTTATTGTTTAAGGCTAATCTTAAAGGGCCAGTATGCCCTCGACTGGCTATCGTAGCGCAGGACCGTGATGCTGTCAACCTTTTGTCCCAACACAAAGATGGACGCTGCTGTAATAAGCGGATCGCCTATCAGCACTACGTAATCCTTGTGGGGATTAAAGTTCATCGTATCAAGGTAATAGTTGATCAACTGAGGAAGGTTGTTCTCTTCCTCTTCGGCCTGATCTGGATAGATGACTCTGGTTTTGACCAGTGGATAAATATTCAATCCAAATCTGCGGAGGTCCGAGAGATCGAAGCCCTTCGGGTCGCTCGGCATAAATACCCGGCACTCATGGGGGGTTCCCAGAGGCGCATTATTAAACTTAATTTCCACTATTTGGTGCCCTTATATGCCGGGGCAGGGGTGCAGATTTCGTCTTTGTTGCTAGACGTCTTGCCGCAAGCGGCGCATTTCCAGGTGGTGGCGAGGCTTAGTGCTTGCATTTTACTGTTTCCTTTATCTCTGTGTGAACGACCGTTGGCCCCAGGAGGTCAGAGCCTGAACTATTAGCCTCCCAGGACCTAATGTAACTCGCACTACGGTCGAACGGTGCTGTCGCTAATGTAGTAGTTCAGGCACCACCACACAGCCTAGAGTTACCCACAAACTCCCGTATTAAAGGAGTTTGAATTAGCTGCCGCCGTTCCCTGGAATAGGATTGGCGTTGTCGACTGCTTCGAGTTTCTCGTCTTCGGTCAGAGGCTTCGGCGCCTCGTAGAGTTCGGACGTGAAATTATAGGTCTTGCCGAATTCGTATTGATTGAACGCAGCCGGGTTGGAGATGGTGAGATCGAGACGCGCGCTCGGGGTTGCGGTGCTGAACGAGTAGTTCGGGTCGGTCGGGTCGCTGGAGTAAACGGCTGAGAAGCCGACGCTGACGTATTTGACTTCGCCGTCGACTTCATATGGTATGTATTTGTCACAAACAAGACGACATTTTACTGACATGGTACTTTCCTTTCTTTTCAGGACACTGTATATCGAGGGCCGAGGGCCGAGGGCCGAGGGCCGAGGGCCGAGGGCCGAGGGCCGAGGGCCGAGGGCCGAGGGCCGAGGGCCGGGGACCTTCCTGCTTTCAGATCGTTGCCTAATGGGTGGCTCTTAAGTCCACGTTTTGAGGCAGCGACGTCTCTTGTATTAGGCGGCGATCGCCAGCGTCTTGCCGTCGATCTTGATGCCTTCGGTGCG